CGGAAAACTACCGGTGCTGATAGTTACTGCTGCTTGACAGGCCACCTCTGACCACAACAACCAGTGTATCTCAGGTGGTGCTGATTCGATGTGGGCAAAGGTTACATTTAACTCACCCATAAATGATGCATCAGCCTGTAACTTATGATGAATCCAATCATGCACAGCCCTAAACATAAGGTTCTGTTGTGTTGACATAAGATCAGGGTTTGGTTCATTATTGAGGCGACTAATTGGCAGCCACCTAACCTCACCAGGCAAGACAACCTTACTAAGCGCCATCATTGCCTCATCAATGCTAACCTCTCGCGTCACAAATAAGGGTTCGATTCGCTCGGCTCTCATCTTAGTGAACTGATCAATCAGCCACAATCTAAAGGCCTTACGCTCTGCCAGTGTTGGCACAGTGTTCGGCGCAGCCATCCATGCCTGGCTTAGTGTCATCGGGCTTAGTGTTGTCTGTCTCATTGTCGGGAACCTCCCACAAATGGTAGAATAATTGATCAGCAATAGAGTCTAGATCTGTCACCCTTTAAGCATCCTCCGATAGGTCACCCAGGTAACAGCCTGAACCTGGGTTGGTGTTAGTTTGTGGCCGCAAATGTCATAGGATCGATCAGCCACTAAGCAATAGGCTCGCTGGATTGTTTCATAGAGTGATGCGCTGATTGACGGTGTCTTTGTTGTTGGAATGCGCTGTCCAATAAAGACAGAGTATGCGTGGCCATCAACACAAACCGCGTTAGGATCGCCCATAATCGAGCGATAGAACGCCGTTACTTTACGGCCATTCAAGATAGATTCGATGGCCTCAGGTTCTGCTGATTCCATATCCAAATCTAAGATCTTAATAGCTTTGTCTTTGTTGTTGTTGTAGGTACAAATCTTTGTTAGGCTGAGATCGTGATCACTGAGATAAGCGTTAATCAGCTTGTCAGCATCCTGACAATTCCTTTCCCATTTATTGTTCGGTGATAGTGCTGCGATAACACCGACAGCCTGACCCATTGTGATGTCATAGGCTGCGATCAGCTTAATGCCGAATCGATGCGCCCGATCGTACCATTCCTTGCCTTCGAAGATGTCAGCTTCAGTAGCAAGACTGAGAATACCTGCGATGTTGCGCGTGTTAGCGCGGTGCTTAACCCGGTTTGCCATTGGTTTGGTTGCGTGGTTGTTGGTTGTTGGTTGTGATCAGTAACCCAGAAACTCTAGTAGTGTTTGTGCATGGCAGGCCTGCATTCTGGGCCAATGAGTGAAGCCAAACACGTCGTTGTAGGCTTCCTCCCATGTTGTCTTGTGCATCTTGAGCAGTCGGGTAGCCTCAGAGTAGGTCAGGTTGCCATGTTCATCAGCGTGATCTAGGACTGATTGTTCGAAGGACTCGTAGGTCATGGCGTGGATGTGTTGTGTGTGTGTGTGTGTGTGTTTGTTGTGGGCAGCTGTTTAGATGGCCGCCCCTTCTGTATGGGCTCAGTCCTGGTTTGGATTGACGCTTATAGGCTGAATAGTCAAGTGGATCGTATCACTTACAGGGGCAAAGGTCAGGGCGTGGGCCCAGCAATCGGCATAGGGGCCAGTCCAAGCGGCATCCCACACGCCATTCTGCGGACACACCCACAGCCGATACATGGGCACAGCACGGCCAGTGAAGACAGCTTCGCCCTTGGGTTGGTTGTTCATGGATTGATTGATTGAACTGATCCAACAATACAGGGTCTGTCAACCAGTGTCAAGCCAACCAAGCAAAGTAGTACAGCTGTATTGCCGGAGGCTTGTGAACAGTACAAGCGTACTGATCGGATACAGATTTTTTGGTATTTTATGCTTGTATGCGCATAAACGCCGCAACAACATACCCATGTTGTAGTACATCCGTACCATCCTACCCCCGTCCATCCCTTGCGTACCTGCATTCACAGCAGTGACGCAACAGGGCCAGATCCCTTGCTATCACTGGCCCCGGCGCCTGGACACGGCTGGACTTGGACACGGGACTGGACACGGCCGGCCCCGCAGTAGTACACGCGTACTAGTTGACCCCCTATGGGGGGATTGGGGCGGCGGCGAATAGGCGGTGGGACTTCAGAAATTTCTGTCAAAAATTATGGATAGCCGTAGAAGCTCCTAGAAGGGCCCTCTGAGGAGCCGTAGGTGTATTGACACCTGCGGGGAGTCAGAGGGGTCTTCAAGAGCCTTCTAGGCCACGCTCACGTCCCAGGAGCCACAGGCGGATACTCCTCATCCAGATTGCGAGCATGAGGCACATATCCTTTGGCAAACAGAACCCGCTGAGCTTCCTGGTAGTAGGGGCTATCCTTAGGCGCAACAGCAATCACCTTGCGAGCCTGATCCACGGTCAAATCAATCTTGGTCATCGGTTTCTTGGATAACATTGAAGATACTTGGGATTTCTTTACAAAGAATGCTAGCAATCTCTTGGGCAATCTGTCTATGCTCCAGCTGAGTCTCCGGTCCACGCCGCACCTGGAGGTAGTGAAGCCAGCTACGGAGAGTCCCACTCATATAGAGCCGGGTGGGGCTGTTGATGGGAAGGATCTTCCTGGCACACTCCTTAGCCACCCCAAGCTCAAGCAGTCGCTGATACGCAAGCGTCGATTGTTTAATCACGTTGGCACAGAGCTGATCTGCCTCAGCAATTGCTTCCAAATCGAGGTCATCGATGCTGTTCTGCCGGTTGGTCAGGTCCTGCCGTCTCCACTGCGGAAGCTCCGGACGTACTTGGACCTCCGCATACCGCTGAGAGAACTCCTGAAAGGAAAAGCTCCGATGCCTCAGGATCTGTGCGCTAATATCACGAGTGGTATTTATCTCAACACACGCACTAGCCATCTCAAACGGACTCCAGTGCTTATGCTTGATCAGGTACTTAAGCAGCCGTTCTGGGCTCTTGTTCTCTTCTTGGGACTTAGGGTTGGATACACGGGCACAGTAGGTAATAATTTGTTCTGCGTTTGGTGTAATCCAGACAAGCTTAGTAGCAGGCATACAAAGGAGTGATTGGTAAGTAGTAGGAGTAAAAGAAGGGTAAGGGAAGGTAATAGCTGCTGCTATTGCTGGTGTGGCTATAGTAATATAGTGAGCAACTATTGACTCACTTGTCTTTCCGAAGGTCTGCGACTCCCATCGCCCCCAAGAGGGGCTCCGGGACTCTTGCCCTCAACAAGTCTAGCAATAGTCGTCCGACTCACGCAATTACACTTACGGTGGTCGGCTCCGCGTCAGTCCCCCTATCGGGGTCCTTCCTTGGTCTTCGGGGCGCCGCTAGCGCGGCTTCCTCAGAGGTCCCCCTCTCCCCTTAACCCCTCTCCCCCTATAGGGGCAAGTACCCTTTTAGGGAATCCATGAATAAACCGTTGTGTCTACTGGGATTTCTGTGTCATTTGCAAAGGACTTTCCGGCGACCAGCATGTCGGTAGCGAGGGTGGGTTGTTCAAGGAACATGTTGAGCATGTTGTCCCACTCCTGTCTCTTTTCCATGATTAACGCTTCCTTTGAGGAAATGGCTAGGATGTCTTGAAAGTACTTAACTCCAAGGGCAAGAGCGTCTACTCGGTCATCGTGCTTTACGGCACCCTTTTCTCGGCACATCCTTGTCAGCTGATACATCAGCATTCGAGGCAGCCTTTCTTCTGGGGCCATGTCGTTGTTGGATTGGTAGTCCCAGGTGATGAGACGCTGGTCAATGACAAGGCGGTGCTGGTTAAGGACTGGTTCCAGGGTGTCAATAATCCTATCTTCTTTTCGGGTAGTGGCTCTTGTCTCCTCAAAGTTCATACCAACCTTCATTTCGATGGCGTGCTTCTTCAGGAGTTCCATGATTGCACCGTCACCAAAGTTGGATTCGATCAGACACGTTTTTGACCCGTACTGCTTTGACCTTCTTAGGATCTCTCTCAGAGTGGTGTCAGAGTAGCCGTCCTGAGTAGCATAGATGTCCCTGATATAGATGAAGCCGTTGATCTGTGACAGTATGATGGATACCGTTTCATCCTTTCCTCGGCCTGAAGGGTCCACAGCAGTGATGGTCTCATTCCACGGTATGAACTCACCGGTTGCCTTTGGCCTGTGCCAGCGGTCACCAGGAAGCGCAACAGCGGGCAGATCAAGCAGGGTCTCCTTGTCAGCCCCCCACACCAGATCAGACGGCCCTCTTGTAGTGTCCAAAGCAAGAACCGAAAAATCAGAAAGCTTAAGGGGAAATTTAAGGGCATCCGAAAGGCTCGTGTCAAGCATGAACTGGAGCATAAAGTTGCTCCGAGACATCGACTGTTCCCGCTCAAGAAGGTTGATCTCCGAAAAGCGAGTATCCGTTGGGGTCCACGATAGCTTGTCTAGTCCTTGCTCATCGATGTCTCTTTGTAGATCTTCGGCAAGGATGTCTTCGTACCCGACAAGTGACTTCGGGTAGCGGGCAGGCCACACGAGCGGCTTATAATTTCTTTCCCGCAGCGTCCGGTAAATGGTAAAGGTTGTCTGTGGAGTTCCCAAAAAGATGATACGACTGTCCTCCTTTGGGGTCAACACGGACTCACCCTCCGTCACGAGTTGAAGCAGTTTCTCTCGCATGAGGTCCGTAGCCGAGTTGCTTGGGACTTCAACGTCATCAAAGATGATCAGGTCAGCCCGGCTTCCCGTTAATTGTCCGGTTATTCCAACGCTTTTGACGGATGGTGACTGAGCAGGCCGACACCCACGCACATCGAAGGACACCCGGCTCCACCGTTGGTCATCGTCCTGTGGAGTCAGGTGGTTGAGCCAAGAGATCTCAATAAGGCATTTCTGACAGAAGATTGTGAAGTCGTCGGCTCGCTGCTTGCTGGCCGACACCACCATGATCTTCTTGTCACGGTCCCTAAACAGGATCCACAGGGTAAAGGCAGCAGCAATCCAGCTCTTTCCTAGTCCCCGAAAGGCCTGGATCTGAAGACGCTTCGGACCATCCTGAAGGTACCTAGCAATGGCAATCTGTGCTCTTGTTGGACGAGGCAGGTCTAGCGACTTCCATACAAGAGTCAAGAAGAGTGGAAAGCTGGCCCTCAGACGGTCCTCTAAGGCCGCTGTTTTATCGGTCATGATAGAATGTACCAGAAAAGGTGTTGAGGGGCCCTACAGGACCGTAGAACCCCCAATGATGGCTATTTACGTTTGCGGCTCTTGCCTGCCTTACTGAGGGCGATGGCAATTGCTTGTTTCTGAGGACGGCCTTCCTTGACCATCTTGCTGATGTTTTTGGAGACTGCCTTCTGTGATTTACCCTTTGAAAGTGGCATAATTATTTACCCTTAAGTTTGGTGTTGTACTTCTTGCCACGCCAAGTGAAGGTGCTTTTGCCAGCCTTACGGGCAGCCGCAAAGGAAGAGTCGAAGCTTGAAGCACCACCACCGCCGGAGGGAGGACCCGCAACGGGGCTACCCTTAATGGCGGATGCCTTCTTAACGGCAGCCTCACGAGCGCCCTTGAAGCGGGACGTGGAGCCCTTAGCAGCGGCCTGTGCGTTACGACGACGTGCTTCATCACGGCTATTGATGCCGGGAAGCGTGTCATCCAGTTTACGAGCAGCAGGCTTAAGAGCACGACCAAGAGCTTGACCGGCCTTTGTAGCGAGAGGGCTCAATGCTTGATCAGCAACAGCTCCAGCAATAGCAGAGGCCGGACCACGAGCAAAGCGAGCCCGAGCAAGAGTACTACCCATCCGACCCATGGCCTGCTTAGCACCACGAGCAGCCTGAGCAGCCTTACGGATCTCTTGGCCACGCTTGGCAGCAGCACGCACCTGACCGGTCGTAACCTTTGCTGAGCCAGGAGTTCCACCCCCAGATTTAGTGACGCGGGCCGTGCTAGTAGCTTGACGGGCACCGCGACCTTCGGTTTGAGGACGACCATCAGGACGCCGTGTAATTCCACTAGAAGTGGTTTTGTTAGCAGCACGCACTTTGCTGGCTTCACTCGGCTTTGCGCTTACTGGACGTGGATTGCGGCCAGGAGTTATGGGACGGGTGTAGCTAGTACCTTTACCGACGGTAAGTGGTTTTTGTTTCGGAGCCATAGTACTTAACCTCAGGCGTTGATGGGACCAGAAGTGGTAGCCACGGTAACGGAGAAGCCGGAACCAGTACCACCAATGTTGGCAGCAGCTGCACTCAGCACTTCGCCAACGTCATAAGCAGAACCACCACTGACGATGGTTACAGCCGTCACGGCACCACCAGCAACGGTGATGTTGGCGGTAGCGCCCGTGCCAGTACCACCAGTAAGGGCAACAGCAGAATAGGTGCCGGTGGTGTAGAGGGTGCCGCCAACCAGGGTGTTGACGGTCAGGATCTTACCCTGAACGGTATCAACGCGGGTAGCACGGCCAATGCTGGTGGTGGTCACAGCCTTGTCAGCAATAGCAATGGCATAGATGGCATCTTCGGCCTGCTTAACCGTGGTAGCAGCAGTGATACCAGCAGAGGTCTTGGTGGCCAGGCTCTTGATGTTTTCCAGTTCAGAACGACGACCAGGGGCGCTAGAGATGTCGCCGTAGGTGGTTCCGCCAGTAGTGATAGACATTTGTTTTACTTAATAAAGAATAAGTTAACGTTAACTTGCGGTCCAGGAAAGGACCTTAGAAAAGTTTGAGGTGTCAAAAGAGTCTTGACCGACCCACCAGGACAACCAGTGGTTCGAACCTTTGGACTGGTTGCAATCTAGACAAGCGGGCACAACATTGTGGGTAGTGTCGTGCCCACCACGGGCTTTTGGATGGACATGATCGAGCGTTAAGTTTTCAGATGAACCACAATAGACACACTGGTTGTTCCAATGTTCCTTAATGGCTGTCCTCCACATACGCTTGGCTTCGGCTGCGGTCATGGCCTTAAGAAAGTAGAGGTATTCAGAAGGGTCTTTGAGAGGCATGAGGCCTACTTCGGTGGTTTACTTCTTTTTGGGGAATCCTGCTTTCATCGCACTGTATGCCTTTGGAGACACCGTGCTCTTGCTCTTTGGACGGCTGGTTCCTGCCTTGCGACGCTTGTTGATATTAGCGTAGAGGCCGGGGGGCTTGGCGTTTCCTTTGTTCATTTTCGGGTACTTTTGCCGTTGTGACCGTTTCTGGCTCGGTTTTTGGATGGCGATTCAAGCACCATGCGGCCATCCTTTGTATGTGATAGATCGTGACCGCCCTTTCCGGCAAGGCCGCGCCGTCTCCGCTCTGTCCACCGCTCTTCCGAAGCATTTTTAACGGTGGGTTTCTTATTCAGTTTGCGTTGATAGGCAGCCTTTTTGGCAGCCGCCTTTGGATTTGCCGCATAATACTTGGCGGACTTACTTTTTGCTTGCGCCATTGTTAAAATAAACGTACTGTTCAAGGCGCTCAAGGCGTTGATCTGCCTCACCTGCTCGGTGAACAAGCACATCAACGGACTTAGCAATGTTGTGAAGCGTCAGCAGGTGCCATCCGAACAGTCCCAATGCTGCTGTAGCAATGATATTTCGGATAATTTCCTGGTGGTCCTCATCTGATGGCCCGTTCGACATCCTCCATCTCCAATTCGAGTGATTCAAAGAGAGAAGCAAGGGGACTTCCAGTCACCGGAAGGCCAGTGATGTTATTTTTGGACAACCAATCAGCTGCTGCCTTCAAATCTTGGGTTGTAGCAGTTCCGCTCTTGATGCGGACGATCAATTCTTCTGTAACAAGCCCATGAAGCTCGTTGAATTGATCTTCAGTGGCTCTCATTGTCATCAGTTTACCAGTTCAGTGATGAACAGAGTAGTACTAGCACCACTACCTTGAATGGCGGCAATGTTAGCACCAATTGGAACGGCCAAAGTAATGCGCTCACTTGTTCTCAAGTAATGAGTAGAGGTTGAAGCAGTTTGAGCACCGACTCCAATTTGATAATGACAATGAGTACCACCAGTACAAATAATGGAAACAAAGCGACACGTTGAAGTCAGCGCCAAATTAACGCTGGTTGCTCCAAGAGTGATGGTGCGAGCAGTTCCGACTTCAAATGCGGTTGTTGTGTCGCTGGTTAGAAAACTTCCAGCAACAGTTGTGCCATTAGTAGTAAGAGAAGCCATTTACTTATGCCCACGATCCAACAGAAGTGTTAGCACCAGCAGCACCAATCGGCCAAATTTCAAAATAACTTCCAGCATAGGTAGAATATGCTCCACCTGGGTTAGCAGAAAGTTGATATTGAGGAATAAATGTACCACCAGCATTTACACTTATAGTGCCTTGCAATAAATAACTAGCGGAAAATGTAGCTTGCGCTATAGCACTAGATAGTGTTGCGTTTGTTGCAACTGTTATATGTGCCGTTACAACTGAACCGGTTCCTACTCCTGGCACAGCTATGGTGCTACGAGTTTCAGCAGCTTTGTAAAAGATATTATTAAGAGTGGCAGTTCCTCCAAATAAAATTCCCAGTGTATGCGAAGTTGTACCAGCAGTTTTACTCAGTAAAAAATCTGACCTAAACGCATATACTGTACCAGCAACTAATGTAATACCGGCATTAAAAACTGGTTGTGCTCCAGTTCCTGTTCCGCCTGTAAAATTGCTATTTAATCTATACAGCATTAAAGATGGTGATATGCTTCTACCAGATGTTGCACTGGGTGTAGTATAAATCACCTTGCCGTCGTATTCAACTGCTCCAGCCGATGCTGATGTTAGGTTGGTTCCAGATTGCAGTGTTAATGGCGATGCTGAAGTTGTGCCTGCTGCCAACGTTAGGTTACTAGTTAATGTGCCGCCACTAAACGCACCACTATCATCAAATGTTCCCGTAAAGGGATTAAATGCGTATGCCATTAACTTAACTCTTAGTAACGCTTGTCAAATTACTACCGCTGTATGTTAATGTCAGCGTTGCCACAGTGGTTCCACCAGATCCACCAGTCTTATAAACTACTCCAGTCAAGTTATTGCCCGTATAGGTAAGAGACACATAATCATGCGTAGGAATTTCAAGACCAGTGACGGTTGGAATAGGATTAGTGGAGGCATTTGCAATTTCCACATAATCCAAAGAGTACCTACCCGAAGGTGGTGTGAGTACGGTCATTAGTTATTCTCCTCAATGAGGCGGATGAGTTTGCTAGGATAGGACGGATCGGTCGCGTAGCCTTCGCTTTGGAGCAACTGACAGCACTCCTTCCACGACGTAGCACGGTTGATGCCCTTGTAGCCCTTATAATCTTTGTACCACATGGCAATCAGGTGGTCGATACAAGCAGTAGGGCTAGGATAGTCCTTGAAGGTAGCAACGACGGTGGTCCAGCGACCATTCAGGAACTCTTTTGTTTCCTGATTTGTGCCTGGTGTGCCCTTGATGCCAAAGAAGTTGTTCTTGCCAGACGTGTGTTGACCCCAGCTGCTTTCCAGGGCCCACTGGGCTGCCACCACCTCAGGAAACTTGGCTCCACAGGCCTTAGCAACGGCCTTGACGCCCTTCCATGAGTTCTCAAAGGTAAGGGAAGCAGGGGCAATCTTAACTTCCTCGATGCGACGGAGGTCCATGAACCATGCTTCACCGCCGTGTGTCCACCGTGGAAGCCAATTCTTCCAGGTATAGCTGACACTCTTGCCACCAATACCACGGTGAGGGTAGCCACCATTAAGGTTATCGAGTTCCCCGTAGGGGTCATGGAAGATGCCGTGGGTTTCTGTTGCTCCAATCAGCAGAATCCAGTGTCCACCACCCCGAGGGGCCGAGGAGGGACCATGATGAAGAAAGCCAACAGGCACCGGAAGACCAGCACCGAGACGATCATAGAGACCTTGGAGGCTGCCATTCTTGTAGAAGGTGGCCTTGACGTTGTAAGTAGCGGCTGCTTTGATCTGTGACTGTGGGTTCGTGGTGTCCCCGTACTTGAGAACAGTTCTCAGGTAGTCATCATCGGCATTGACGCCCGACAAAGCGGAAGGCCACAGGTATTTGACACCCATGGCCATCGTGCTGGAGAAGCACATCCTGTCTGCGTGGGCCGTGCGACTATCTGTTTGTGGGTAGTACTGGGCAACCGGCAGGAGGATGTTTGTCACCGGAGGGAATCCTTAAATTTGCGGATCTTGTCGTCCTCAGACCGAAGGGGCTTCAGCAGGGTGACGACTTTCAACAGAACCTGAACAACGCTGTTGGAACGATACTTGCTGAGACCAATAACCTCAGAAGCAATGAAGAGTCCGAAAAAGATAGCT